GAACCGTCGGCAAACGGTTTTTCGTCAAAGTCAAACCAAGGTCGGCGGCATTCATAAAGCGTTGGCCTTGTTCATGAATTCTTGTTGCAAGGCGTCGGCCTTGGGCGAAAAACTGGTCGTGTTTTGGGCAATCCTCGCCCGCATTTTCCCCGAAAGCAAAAAGACCTGGGCCATGGGCGTTGCCATGATTTCGGACCTTGTCCAATGGTATTGGCTCGCGAGCAAATCGACCAGGCCGGCAACCCAACTTGAATTTGAGCCGCCCCCGTTTTGCGCCATTTCGACGACGCCTTGCAAATATTCAGCAATGGGGGCCAAATAATTCAACCAGGTTTTGCGGTTGAACTTGCGAACGAACTTGCGACCTTTTTTCGGGTCCGGGTCGAAGTCGGGCGAATTCATCCAAAGAAAGCCGGCCACGTCTTCGGCGTCGGGGTTGCCGTCGATAAAAAAGCGATTGCCGACTTGTTGAAGCATTAAATATTTTTCAACGGTCAACGGAACAATGAACCGGTCGCCAATAGCGATTTGCAAGGGCAAGAAGGCCCCATTTTGCCGTTCGGCGTCTTGTTGCCTAGCTTCGGCAATCCTGGGCGCGTAATCGGCCCAAAGTGCCGCGGCGTCCATTGGGCTAGTTTATCTTTTTGTAACCGTTGAAAGTTACTTTGACGTAATCGCCCTGGGTTTCAGCTTCGCCGCAGTCAACAATGATGAATGTTCCGTCGTTTCGGGTCCCGCTTAAAACAAGCTCTTGTTGGCGCACGTTTGGTTCGGTTGTGCTTGCGGCAAGTTGTAGGGTGCCGGAAATTGTGGTGTTTCTTGGGACTACGGTTGCCCCGGTCGGTTCCCCGTTCGAATCCGAAATGTCTTTGCGTTCGCCTTCATAGGTGAATGAAAGCCCTTCGGCCACGTAAACAACAGAGTTTATTGTGACCGGGCTTGCTTCTATGCCGAATGCTTGGGTGCCGTCTGACGTAATGGCCATGGTAAAAAATTCCTTTTTTAAGTGTTGGTTCTAGTTAATGTTGAAAGCGTCAATTTTTAAGGGGCCGCGGTCGTCGTTGTCGTCGTGGTCGTTGTCGGCCAAACGGTGTCGCGAATGGCAAAGCGTATTTCGTAAGTTAATTCTGTAACTTGGAAGTCGCCGGCAACACTTCGGGCGGTTGCGGTCGGGCGAATGTATTTGAGACCGTACAAGGGCAAGGTTGACCCGTCCCAATTGGGTTTCGATGAAAGCAAAACAACGCGAGCGGCGGCAACCGCGGCCAAGTGAACGTCGCGACCCTGGCCCGCCGCCGACGGGTCCGTAATGATGCGAACGAAAAAGGTTGCGTCGTATTTTCGAAATTCGACCAGGCCAAGCGGTATTGGGGCGTCAATTGGTTCGGTTGCTTCGCCCGTCAAGAATTCAATTTCAATTCGGGGCGTAATAAAAGTGTCGTCGGACGCCGACCGGTAAACCTCAAGGCCCGTTGCCGTTTCCAAAAAGGTTTCGGCGGCGTCTTCGAAATTCTTTTCGAAACTGTAAATTTCTTCAAGCGTTGCCATGGTCAAGCGGTTCCCTGGTAGCGGCTCGCGCAATCCAGGCGAAGAAAAAGGCCCATATCGTCCTTGCTGATTGCTACGACCTTGAATTGGGTTGAGCTTTGCCGGTCTTGCAAAACGGCCCCCTTGGTCGGGGTTTCGCTTTCTTTGTATCGTGACAAGGAAACAACTAGACGGGTGTCAATGGTCGTTTGTCGCCCGTTTACTTCGACCTCATAGGCAACGGTCATGGTTTCCCGGCCAACCCGCCAGGTTTTGCCCACAAGACCCGCGGGGGCGACGCCTTCGACGACTCTTGCCCCCTGGTCTATTAGAAAATCCAGGTCGGCCCCTAAAAGTGTTTTGTTAAGTAGTGAAGACATAAAACGAAAGGGCGGGCCCTGGGGAAAACTGAAAACCAGAACCCGCCCATTTCATGCGGTGAAATCTAAAACGAGAACGCCTTATGTTTTCGAAGGTCGCCCTTTTGCTTTCGCCTTCGGGGGGGCACCTGGGGCCCCCTTTTTGCGTCGGCTTTCTCCGGTGGTGCTTAAATATTGCACGCGTTGGAAACCTTCAAAGGCGCCCGAACGATAAGCGGGCAAAACTTCATTAGCGGGGCCCGCGGCCAAGCTTTCCCAATTGGTGCCGTCCCTTGTTCCAATAATGGTCGAAACGGTCATTAGGAAGTTGTTATGCGTTGCAAGTCTTCGGCGATTGCTACCGAATAACCGTAAACAGCTTCGAGAACTGCGCTTTTCTTGCCGGTGCTTGCGGTGTAATATTCGCGGTATCCTAAAACAATTCCGGTTCGTGGGTCGGTCAAACGACGGGTCGAAATGTATTGGCTTGAATCGCTTGGCTCCAAGTAACGCATGGCAACGGCCATGGCGCTTGGGTGACAAACAAACCCGCCCAGGTTTTCCCCATTGGCGGGAATGGCGCTAGACTCATAAATGCCGTTGAAGCCAAAAAGGCTTGGCACTTGCCCGTCGCGGATTGCTTCGCGGGACCCGTAAGCGTCGGCAACAATTTTGGAGTCCTTCAAAAGGTTAGCAAAGTAGCTAGGCCCAACAACAATGTTGCAAAGGTCCGGCATTGCTCCCAAAGAAACCATGTGGTTTCGAAGGTCGGCCACGTCGTCCACGTCGAACGCGCTTGCGGCAATAACAGTCGACGACGAAAAGTTGGCGACGGTAACCGCTGAAAGAATGTCTTGAAATACAGTCTTGGCCAGTTCGCCGCCCTTTTGGTAACCGAAACGCTCCAATTCAACCGCAGACGATTGGGAATAGTTGGTGTCCGAAAGGTGCCACGTATTAAACTTATGTTTGTCTAAAGTTATGGTCGTTGTGGCGTAATCGGTATCCATCGACGTGTAAGTGCCGGCGAAGTCCGTGGCCCCTGTGGTGTTGGCCAAGGTCGTTACGTTTATTGTTTTGCCCGTTTCGGCGGCCTGGTCGTTAAAGCTTTGCGAAAAACTCGCGAGCGGCGCTAAAATATCCACAAACGCGTCAAGGGCGCTTTGGGCGATAATGTTATTCTGTAATCCGGAAGCAATTGTGTTTGCCATGGTGTTTTATTCTCCTGGTTAAGTTTGCAAAAGTGCGGCTTTCGACTCTTTCCAAAGTCGGCGTTGTTCGGCGGGGTCGGCGGCGTTGAAAGTTTCAACGATTGAAACCGCGGGGGCGGGTTCTTCGGTTGAATCGTCCAGGGCGTCGACGCCTTCGAAAGCTTGTTCGAGCGTCTTGCTTTTGCTTTCGCTTTCCGAAAGGGCCCCTTTTAGGTCGGCGACTTCGGTTTGAAGTTCGGCAAGTTGCTTGGTTAAATTGTCGACCAATTCGCCCAGGGCGTTTTCGGCGTCGTTGCTTTCGCTTTCGGCCTGGTCTTGTACTTCGACGGGTTCCGAAACTTCGGCGACTTCTTCGGCGATTTCTTCGGCTTCGTCTTCTTTTTTTAGTTCTTCAGACATAAGATTTTTTTTAATGGTTGGTTGTGAAAAAAGCCCTTCGTTTGCCGCGGGCGACTCAACGAAATCGGCGCTTGAGACATTCAGAAAACGAACGCTTGGAAATTGTTGGCGAACGCCTACCGGTTTTTCTTCAAGGCCCCATTCGCGCCCGTCGGGGTCCGGCCAAACCAAGTCGGCTTCGAAAACCATTGAAACCCCGAACGCGTCGGGCATTTCTGAGGCAATGTCAAAAAGTCGGTTGTAACGGTTCGATTCGTCGACGCGGAAAGAGTCAAAGGCCCTAAAGGTTCCCCTAAGCTTTCCCCCGTCCAAATAAAAGTCAGAAAAGGCCCCGATTTGTTCCAAGATTCGGTCGGAATCCAAGGCGCCTTCGTGCGTAATAAATGCCGGCAAGTTGTCCCCCAGGGCAACCAATGCCGTTTCAAGGCTTCGTTGGTCGATTTGCATTTCATGCCCGACCGCAACGCCTAATTGAATAAGCGAAACGTTTTCAATCATGCCGGCGGCGGCGTCGACCTGGGCAAACTTCGAACGCTTTTTGCGAAAGCAAACTTTGAAAGAATCGTTTTTGGCGTCTTTCCTGGTCGGCAATTCAAGCGTCGTTGTCATTACCTTTGGCCTTTGAGTCAACTTTCTTTGCCTTCGCCTTTTTTGGGCCCTTGCCCTGGCGTTCAATGAATCGTTGTTCTTCGGTTCGCATACTTGCCCAGGCTTTCGCGTTGGGCGTCTTTAAATATTTTTCGACTTTTTCGTTCATGCCTTTAGTCCATGTTCATAAGGTCAACAATATTGCCTTGGGTTGTGGTGCGGTCTTGGTTCATCAGTTCGCGCCAATCGTTGAGCCCGTTTTCTTCGGCAATGCGTTTTGCCAATGCGATATTTTTTGCCTTCCTGGTCAAAACGCTTTCGACGTCATGGCCGAAAGTCGCGGTCAAGTCGTCCAGGGAAATTGCCCCCATTTGCATATACATTGAATCGGCTTGGACCTGGGCGGCTCTATTTATCCAACGAAAGCCGGGCGGTTGCCACAAAACGCGGAAAGGGTCGATTTCCCGGTTGTCAATTCCCCGGCGAACGTCGCTTGGGAATTCGTAACCTTCGGGCAGGTCCAGGCCCGAAAGCCACCGGCCAACCTTCCAACGCCAAAGTCGGTTCAATACGGGGAAAAGGTTTTTTTGTTCGTTTTCGACGGTTTGTTGGTAAAGCAAAACCATTCCTTGCGACGCCGAAAAACTGGTTTCGCCAATCGTAAGCAAAAGAAATTCAACGGGAATGCCCAGGGTCGCCCCGATTTTTCGCAATCGGTAAGTCAAATAGGGAATGGCGTTGGCGTTCGGGCGGTTGCTCGAAATTACTTGGACGTCTTCGCCTGGTTCCAAGTATTGAAAAGAACCGACTTGCAAATTTTGTAGTCGTTGGCTTTCCGAATCGTCGGCCCTGGCGGCAAGTTCAAAATCAAGGGCGTTTTCCCGCTTTACGGCAACGGCCATGGTTGCCGACACTTTAGCCGCAACCATTTCCAGTTCGTCGTATTCGTTGACGTCTTGCAAGTCGTCGGTGACGGTTGCCAGTTCGGGAACCCCGCGAACCTGGCTTGGGCGCATTCGCTTTTTGTAAAAAATGAAATTTGACGCGTTTATTCTTCGAATGTCGTAAAGCCCGCCCCCGTCGCCGCGGTTGCCAATGTGAAAAGCAATTGGCCGGCCCTGGCGGTTTACTTCGACGCCTTCGACGTTTCGTTTGTTTGCCTTTTCTTCCTGGTTGCGGTCCCGCCAAGGATAGTTCGAATTTTTGTTTCCGATTCGGTCGCCTTCGACAATTTGGACCCGGCCCGAATTGGTAAGCAATAAGCCCCCGTCGCCAAATACTAAAGGCAAGCTTGCAAGTTGTTGTTGAACTTCCCGCATGGTCATCGTTTGCGTGACTTCGGGCGCCCTGGAATAAACTTGCCAAAGGTTTTCAAGTTCGGCGTCGAGTTCGCCGGACCCCGTTTGGCCTTGCGGTTGAATGCCCCCGCCGACCACGTCGCCTTCTCTCAGTCGGCAAATGCTTTTGACCAGGGCATTATTTCGGCGAAAATCCAAAAGCGTTGCAATGACTCTTTCGCGGTCTCCCGAATCAAATTCGTTTTCTTCGGGCGTGACCGTCGTTTGGGTTCGGTTTCCCCGCCTGGGCGAATTCCTGGCGGCGTCGTAACCGCGAGCAAAAAGAAATTTTGACGCAACGTTCAAGCGTCGCCAAAAGCTTGGTTTAGTTTTCATTTCGTCGGAAATTCTCAAAGTCAACTTGGTTGGCGCCCAGGGCGTTT